GATCCTAATTTCAACAGAACGCAGCTCGCTGAGCAGTTAGGAGTGACAAGGAGAACAATAATAAACTACGTTAGCAATGAATAAACAGAACAAACAACTGCTCCAGCAGATGGAGCGAGCGCAGCAGAGGATCAAATATCCATCGTTGCCTGATCACGCTGTGGCGTTAACGAACTGGCAGGATAACTCAGCGAATGCACTCACAAAGTCAATCATCGGCTTCCTGAATATGTCGGGCCATTTCGCTGAACGGATCAACACTATGGGTACTTACAGGCAAGGGAGGAGGCTCAAGGTAGGTGAAGGAGTGCGACAGATGCCGGGCAGATATGTTCCGACTACAGGAGTGAAGGGATCTGCTGACATTAGTTCGACAATACAAGTTAATGTTAACGGAAAGCAAATCGGTTTATCTGTAAAGTGGGAGGTGAAATTTTCTAAAGACAGGCAGAGCGAGCATCAGAAAAAGTATCAAGAAGAGACAGAAAAAGCAGGTGGATACTACTTTATTGTCAGAGATTTTGAAGATTTTAAGGAGAAATATGATGAATTAATAAAGCATTTATGAAAGTAACTGATAAAATAACAATAACGAATGAGGATAACATGGAGTTAATGGATCGTTATCCAGATAATTATTTTGATTTGGCAATAGTTGACCCACCTTATGGGATAGGTGAAAATGGAAGCACTAATAAAACGAGAGGCAAATTAGCTAAAAGTAAAAACTATAAATCGTTTGCAGGTGGGGATATTTCAGCACCTAATAAAGATTATTTTATTGAGCTAAAAAGAATAAGTAAAAATCAAATTATATGGGGTGCAAATCATTTTATTGAAAATATACCTAATCAAAATTCAAGCTGTTGGATTGTGTGGGATAAAGTAAATGGAGAAACAGATTTTTCAGATAGTGAACTGGCATACACTACATTCAAAACAGCTGTTAGAAATTTTCGTTTTCAATGGCAAGGTATGCTTCAAGGTGATATGAAAAATAAAGAAACACGAATACATCCAACCCAAAAACCCATTGCATTATACAAATGGCTGCTCGACAAATACGCAAAAGAAGGGGATAAAATACTCGATACTCATTTAGGTAGTGGCTCAATAGCAATAGCGTGCCATGATTACGGCTTTGAATTAACAGCTTGTGAGCTGGATGCTGATTACTACGACAAAGCAATCGAAAGAATACAGAACCACGTTTCACAGTTAAAGATATTCCTATGATCTCACCACTACCTGACATCTACCTCACCCTAAAGGGCCAGCAATGGACTGTGATCGGCACAGCTGACAGCGATGAGGGAGTGATTGATACGATCAGGAACAACGATACTGGGGAGCTGAAGAGTATTGAGAGAATGAAATTGTTAAAATATCTGGAAAAATTTTCTCCTCAGTTAATATCAGATAAAGAAAAAAGTGTAAATTTGTCATCAGTTAATAATCAATTAAATTTTAAGCTATGAGAAAAGCAGAATTTGTAACATCAAGCGAGAAGCCAGCTGCAAAGTATTTGGAATGGGCTTCAGAACAGGGCAAGTTCAAGTATTATGACAAGGCCAAAGGAGAGAATGTACTGGTAGATATGCCTCGATTTCTTGTCTTGATGCAGTTCCACACGGTAAAGGGGTGGCATGACAGCTCACAGTCATCGATCTACAGCAATGAGGTGAAGCTGATCGGTACTCAGGAGATGGAGGTTAAGGCCTTTAAGGGTGGATTGATAGCAAAAGGCATTTACAAGGAGATCAAGGAGCGCATCACAGCTGCTGGAGGTCACTATGTCAAGAGTGTGTATGTCATGACAGTAGATGGTGAGGTGTGGAACCTTCAACTGAAAGGTGCTGTAGTGCAGGAATGGGGCGAGGTGTTCAACAAATGTCAGTCACGTTTCGCTGATGAATGGGTAACGCTTGACAAGGTGGACAAGAGAAAGAAGGGTAGAGTGGAATATACGGTGCCTGTGTTCAAGTTCGATGGTGTTACCAGCAATGATGATGCAAAGCAAGCGGATCAATGCTATGATCTGCTGTGTGAGCGATTGAAGATCAGAGATGAGGAGCGTGTAGCTGAGAAGGCAGCTGAGAGCAAGCCATTGACTGGCATCGAGGCTAACTTCAAGGAGGCTGAGATTGAAGCTATACAGGCCGAGTTCGAGGAGGATGATGATTTACCGTTCTGATCATGGGAGCGAATGCAAAGTTATTCCTTGAGATCAGGGACATGGAAGAGAATGGAGTGGAGTATTATGCTCCCCTTCCTAAGCCGAAGCCTTTATTTTTGGGTACCTATTACAAGACAAAGGATGGCAAGATAATCAAGGAGGTAGGCTCAAAGGGAAGGAAGCGATACTGTGTCTATCCGGGATCATTGAATGCTTACACATTCTGGAAAGGTGACATCGAACTGATATGGAGAGAAGATGAAAGGTTAAAAGCAGCACAGTTATGGAAATCAGACAAACATTAACAGACTACGTTCAGAAAGCTATCATTCACCATCTTGAGATGAATGAGGGGATCACGGACTTCAGCAATAAGATAGGCATCAATTCAGGGCGGATTCAGGCCTTTCTGAAGGGTGCAGGATCTTTCAGGCTCGATACCTGTGATCGAATACTAAACTATATCGAATCATTCAAGCGATGAAACAAACATCAGTAAGCTGGATGATCGAGCTGCTGTCAGAGAATGGCTTTCTTGATTTACGATGCGATAACAATGAGGCTCAGCGCAGAGGTGCTGAGCTTCAACGCATCATAGATACAGCGATCTCAATGGAAAAAAAGCAGATCATCAGCGCATACGTTCAAGGATGTCAGGATAGCTATGACAACCAGCCGATGACAGAGGCACAGGATGAAGGCTTCGGGAAAATGTACTACTATAATCAGTATATTGCGGACCAGATATAAAAATAATACTTTTGCTGAATGAAGATAATTGCACCTATTCCCTGCTTTGGGAGGATTCCATTGCTGAGATTGACAGTAAAAAGACTACAGGAGAAGAACAAGATACACAAGGTTATATTGATAGGTCATGAACTGGAGGTTTAAAGGAAGCTATTCAATGGTACCTAGATCAAAAGAAAGAAACTAAGAACGTGTTAAAAAATGAAAACGTATAACTTATTTTTGGATGATTTTAGACATCCTTACGACGCTTTTCAGTACACTCTAGACCCTGTATTTTCAAAATTAAAATGGGTTATTGTGAGAAGTCATGAAGAGTTTGTAAAGTACGTCACTAAAAAGTACCAAGAAGGCGAATTTCCAGAGTTGATAGCGTTTGATCACGATCTTGACGACGCTCACTACGATCATACTACAGGAGATTTTCCTTACGAAGAGATGAAAGAAAAAACAGGAATGCACTCGGCTAAATGGTTAGTAGATTTTTGCATAGATAATAATCTAAAACTTCCTGATTACAGAGTTCACTCAATGAACCCTGCTGGTAGAGAAAATATAAAGAGTCTTTTAGCCAACTTTAAAAAGCACCAAGACGAAACTGTGTAATGGAAATATTGAACACTCACCCGATCAAGAAGTCAGATCTAGGTTTCCACGGAAATCTGTTCGGCGGAAAGCTTCTAGCTTGGTTGGAACGCTGCTGCAGTTGGGTACGCTATGCAAATGTGCGATACTCCGCGAATGGTGACAGTTTCAATCGATAAATGTTACTTTGAGAAGCCAGCAGATCACAAAAAAAGAGGGTAAAATGAAGATGAACGCTCCTGTTGAGTTTGACCTGAATAAGCTCAGAGGATATACTGATGAAATCAAAGGCTATCTGAATGACTTTGAATCGAATCAAAAGCAGCGCATTGACTTTGATCGATATAACTTCCGTAAGTATAGGCTGTTCATCTGGATGCTGGCAAAGATGAAAGTGGTACCATATACGTTTTACGTTAAGTATTGTAAGTAATTGATATTCATTTTCTCATATCAGAGGCTTGAAATGCTTGAAGCATTGGTAAAGACTATCGATACGGATTATATTATCCTTGATGATGGGAGTGAATTCAAGCTACAGAGAATGCATCAATTCAAGCATGAGGGCAAAGCAGGATTCTGGAGGAAATGGCAATACGCATTCGATATTGCAAAGGCCTCAACTGATGAGCTATTTATCTTTCTGCCTTCAGATTTTCAAGATGTGCAATGGGAGAGGATCAATGAGATCCATGAGCAGCTGAAGGATCAACCGTATCTATACAACATCATAAACGATGGCAGGCAGTCATGCTGGGGATCAGGTTATGCAAAGAATCATGATAAGGATTCATTGAGGGTATTCTTTACTGACTGTGGATTCTTTTGTAATCGTAAAGCATTAGAGGCTATCAACTGGAAGATCATTCCTGTTAATGCCTACAGATTCAAAGGGAATGCAAATATCAGCAGCGGAGTGGGGCAAAACCTGACAAAGCAATTCAACAGATCGGGGGTGTTAATGCTCACACCAAAGAGGTCGCTGGCATATCATGGAGATCATCCCAGCGTAATGCATCCAGATGAACGGAATAAAAATCCATTAATAAGCAGATGAAAGTGATCATAGGCATGGCAACGATGCAGGGCAGGGAAAAATTCCTTGAGCATACTGTGAGATCGCTGGAGAATCAAACGGTCAAGCCTTATGATATGATCATCTATGACAATGCTATCGAGCAGACTGATCTGACAGACAATGGCAAGTTCTTTGGCCTGATAATCTACAAGAATCCTGTGTACTACTTCACCGTTGATGATGATCTGATATATCATCCTACCTACATCGAGAGGACCATTGAAGCCATTGAGAAATATAACTGCATTGTCACCTATCACGGCAGGATCCTCAAGGGCGAAGGGCTGCACTACTATCGAGGCCATAAATCATTCCGTTGTATGGATACGGTCATCAGGAATATACCTCTCGATGTGTGTGGTACCGGAGTGACAGCATTCAGAACGGACTACTTTAATCCTGCTGGCATTCATCGCTCGAAGGATCTCAAGATGTCGGATCTTGTATTCTCACTCGAGGCAGCGAAGCAAGGCAAGCGCATCATGCATCTGGCACACAACAAAGGGTTCATCAAGTATCAGGATATTCCTGTGCATCAAACTATACACGGTCAGCTGGTCAATAAATGCGAGAGGCAGGGAGAGCTGGCAGATGAGATTTACAGATTGAGGCGATGCACCTGACCGATGAACAGATACAGAAATACTATCGCTATGCTTACTCCATAGCAGGGGTATTGTATCGGGATCTATTTCATCATGTTTACTGTGAGCTGCCCGGTAACATACAGAATCCTGACAGCTACATTTACAGATCAATGCTGAATGCCTACATCAATAAAAAAAGCACATTTAACAAGATGTACACTATTCAGGACAATGAGATCGATGTGCAAGTGGCAGATGAGATACAGCAGCATTCCAAGTACGATAGCTTCCTGCTCCACAAGATCCTGCTGGAGATGGAGATGGAAGGCTTTGAGTATGAGGTGCGGATCTATAAGGAGGTCAGGTTGGTGTCTAATATCGTGAGGCTCAGCAAAAAAATAGGGGTAACTCCTAAAACATTATCAAAAATCGTTAATTTCGTAGAAAATGAGGTTCGCAACAGATATCTTCAGTATAACTCCTGAGCTGATCATCGTAGGCTGGTTCATTATCTTTATCCTGACACATGAGGTGAATCTCTCATTCAGGCTCAAAAAGTTCGTGGGGCTTGATCCAACGGAATATATCAAGCTGATCGACTGCCCTCCATGCATGACATGGTGGTTTACATTGATCATCTCGCTGGAACCAGCTACAGCTGCCACAGCGTATCTAATCGCTATACTAATTGATAAACTGGAATCATGAAACTATCACAAACAGCACAGCAAGCTCTTGATCGCATCAAGCCAAAGATAGAGATCAAAGCTATAGACTTCAAGGGCGCACAGCTCAATGATCTCGCTATCGTTTACCATGAGGTAACGCTGCTCGCTACAGGCAAGGGCAGAGTAATGTCGAAAGGTTGCAACGGATGTATCCCTCCAGCGGTCCACATCTGCTACAATTACCTACAGACTATCAAGGAGCCTGAGATCATTGAAGAGCCAGCGAAGGTCATCACAGTACAGATTGATGAATGGAATGATCTCACAAAGGCTGAGCTGTGGGAGCAGGTGAAGAAACGAGGTTTATCGGCACCATCTACAGCTACAAAAGCAAAACTAATAGAGGTACTCAATGCAGGAAAATAATACACCAGAGGAAGGATCTAACAAAAAAGATCCGAGAAAAGAGTTCTTTGCAACGATTGGATACTCTTACATTATGGAGATGAAGAGAAACCGTGACTTCAGGCGAAAGATGGAGAAGACTGAGTTCGGAAAAGCAACAAAGAGATATTTAATACAAGTATTTGGACAAGATGCCAACACCAAAGAAGAACGAGAGCAAGGAGGAGTGGATTGATCGCTGCATGGGTGACAGCGAAAGCGTGGATACCTATCCAGATGAAGATCAACGGTACGCTGTATGCAGTTACAAGTGGGAGCAGTTTGAGCCTATCAGGCATATCTCATTCGATTATGATGGCGTGCTGACCTTGAAGAAAGGAATGGATCTCGCTCTCAAGCTACGGAATCAAGGTCATGTTCTGTACATTGTATCAGCCCGGCAGGGGAAAACGCTAATGAAGCACAAGGCAGAACTGCTCGGAATACCAATGTCGAGGGTATATGCTACAGGATCGAATAAGGCGAAGGTGGCAATGGTCCTGAAGCTCAAACTGAAGAACCATTATGATAGTAGTTCCTTTGTTGTCAATGAACTCGGAAAGGTTGGTAAATTGATTTGATATGATAGTAAAAATCTCACAGGTTAAACCTAACCCAAAGAACCCGAGAACGATCCGGGATGATAAGTTTCAAAAGCTGGTAAAGTCTATTCAGGACTTCCCTCAGATGCTTGAGAAAAGGCCTTTAGTATGTTTTACAGATACAGATGGTAAGTATGTAGTACTCGGAGGTAATATGCGTTTAAAAGCATCTAAGGAGGTAGGATTAAAAGAGCTTCCTATTATCCTTGCGGATGACTGGACTGAAGAACAGAAAGCTGAGTTCCTAATCAAGGATAACGTAGGATTCGGAGAGTGGGATTGGAATCAACTTACATCAGAATGGGATACAGATAAACTTGATCAATGGGGCTTGGATATTCCTGTGTTTGAAGAGCCTGTTCACCTTGAAGCTGAAGAGGATGAGTTTGATGTTCCCGAAGGTGGTATTGAAACCGATATTGTGCTGGGTGATTTGTTTGAGATAGGCGAACATCGTTTGCTTTGTGGAGATAGTACGGATAGCGATGCGGTTGCAAAGTTGATGAATGGAGAAAAGGCAGACATGCTATTTACTGATCCTCCTTATGGAGTAGATTATGAAGGAGTTAATAATGACCATTTAAAGGCAGAACAATTAAGGCAATTCATTTATGACGCTTTGTTAAATGTTGATTTATTTTTAAGGGGAGGCGCTAATTACTATGTTTGGCATCCCGACATTCACGCTTATGAATTTATTGGTGCTATTAGAGATGTAGGGTGGAGACAAGCAAAACCATCAACAATTCAATGGGTTAAAGATAGTTTGGTTTTATCTCAAGGAGATTATCATTTAAGGAATGAGCCTTGCTTGTATGGATGGAAGGAAGGTAAAAATAGACAAAGAGTAGAAGATAGGACTCAAGATACAATTTGGGAATTTCCAAAACCAAAAAAAGCAGAAGGGCATCCAACAATGAAACCAATTCCATTATGCGAAAGGGCTATAATAAATAGTTCAAAAATAAATTGGTTAATAATTGATACTTTTCTTGGCTCAGGTTCAACAATGGTAGCTTCGCACCAACTAAAACGCAAATGCTATGGAATGGAACTTGACCCAAAGTATTGCCAAGTGATAATTGACCGTATGCGCAAACTTGACCCGAACATACCAATTAAGAAGAATGGAGAAGTGTTAAATTAACAGCACAATTACAGCACAATGGCAGCAAAAGACATAGAACCTCACAAGTGGGAAAAAGGCCAAAGCGGAAACCCTAACGGAAGACCTCGGAAGTATGTTTCTCAGCTCACAGAGATGGGATATAAGAAGTCCGAGATTAATGACACCATTCAGGCAATGATGGCGATGACTATGGCTGAGCTGAAGGAAGTTTGGGAAAACCCAAAGGCTACAATCCTTGAAAAGACTGTAGCGAATGCCATGCGTAAATCACTGGAGAAAGGATCGCTGTATTCACTTGAAACGCTACTGAGCAGAGTGTACGGATCACCGAAGCAGGAAACGCAGACAGAGGTCAGGATAGTAGATAAGTTCGATTTCGATGAGTAACACCATCAAGGGATATAAACCACACGAGAACCAGCGATTAATACATCATGCAATAAACCAAGATCCTGCAAAGTATTACGTTCTTTGCATTGGCAGACAATGGGGCAAGACGTTACTCTGCATCAATCAGAATCTGTACTGGGCCATCAATGACAAGGGATCAAACATAGGCTGGGTATCACCGATCTACAAGCAATCAAAGCGTGTGTACAATGAGCTGAAGAAAGCAACTATCAGAAGCGGTCTATTCACATACAATGATTCTGAGCTGATCATAAGAGGCTTCGATTCCACTATCACATTCTTTTCAGCTGAGAGGCCTGACAATATCAGAGGTAATACCTTTGATTATCTTGTTTGCGATGAGTTCGACTTCATGAAAGCAAACATCTGGGAGGAGATCCTCCAGCCTACGGTACTGGTCAAGGGCAAAAAGGTTATATTCATCTCAACACCGAAAGGCAAGCGCATGATGTACAGGCTATCGCTGCTCAGGCATCATGATGATCGCTACAGATACTTCAAGTTCACAAGCTATGACAATCCCATGATCGACAGCAGGGAGATCGATAGCATCCGTACAACGGTACCGGATCACATCTTCAGGCAGGAATACCTTGCTGAGTTCATCGATGGAGCTTCAGGCCTATTCAGGAACATCAGAGAGAGCATCGGCAGAGCTGAACACAAGGGCAGGATCTACGGAGGGCTGGATATCGGGAGGGCTGATGACTATACTGTGCTGACCATAGGTACGAAGGAGGGAGGCATCCTTACCGTTCAACGATGGAGGCATGATGAATGGTCCAATATCATTGACAAGGTGGCAAAGGTGATCAAGGAGTACAACGCTGCAACGTATGTCGAGGTCAATAATCAAGGTGATGTATTCTATGAGATGCTCAGAAAGAAGGTAGGCAATCTGATCGAACCATTTACCACCACATCGAAGAGCAAGCCTATCATGATCGAGGATCTCGCTGTGGCATTCGAGCAGATGGAGCTATTGATACCGGATGATGAATACCTGATCGATGAGCTGGAAGCATTTACCTATGTATTCGATCCCAAAACAAGGCACGTAAAGTATTCAGCTCCTGAAGGCATCCATGATGACTGCGTGATGTCGATGGCCTTGTTCAATCAAGCAAGGAAGCATTTATCTCTTAAAGGGAGATATTTTGCTAAAGTATAGTATATTTATAATAATAATAATATAATTGCTAAATCGATTTAGTAAATGGAATATAAGCTGCCAAAGAAATCGAGTGATCTGCGAATCAGCCATTTCAAGCACATGGCGAACGTGGAGATTGAGAGCATTGAAACGATCATCGACAGGGCGAACCTGATAGCTGACTTCATAGGTATCAGCAGGAAGAAAGCCTATACCTTCGATGCGAGGGATGTGATCAAGATGTCGAATCATATCATCAATCTGTACGGTGATATCCATATCGGCAATCCTCCAAAGGAGATAACGCTGGGAGGTAAGGAATACGAGCTGATCAATCCTGAGAAGGTGGGAGTGGGATGGCATGCTGACTTCAGCAAGATGGACATCAACAGAGATCCTGTGCAGCTGGCCTGTATGTTCTATTTTCCGAAGGGGCAGATCTACGGTGATGTTGATGAGAATGATAATCTGCTGAATCCTATCCGTGACCGGTACAATGATATAGGAGATCACATGGAGCTGAAGGTATTTTTGGAGGCGTGCGCTTTTTTTTTGCGAAAAACAGAACGATCGATGAGGCTATCAACGGCAAGAAGGACAGCAGCGGAAAAGGTGACAAAGATACTAAGCCGAATAGGTATGCATGGGAGGAGGTCTTCGATCTCATCGCCAAAGAATACTACGGAGGAGATTGGAACAAAGCCATGAAGCTGAACATCTATGCATTCAGTCACAGGCTTAAATTCATTACGCACAAGGCGAAGAAAGAACTCCAACAAGTAAAGGCTGCAAGAAGGCGATGAGATACTACATCATAGAGGTGGGATGCGATATGATCGCAATGGCTACGGTGGTCGCTGCTGTGATCAAGGCGAGGGAAGGCCACTATGTGATGTATGAGGTATCTGATGACAAGTACATGAGCGTTAAGGAGATCACAGCGGATGCATTCGCTACACATCACGCTATAGCAATGAACAAATACTTTGAGAATTGAAGCAGTTAAGCGAGGCAGAGATTGAGGCATTGATCAGCAACATCGGTGAGGCTGAGGCTGTAGTCAAGGCAGAACCTGGTTCACCATTGGATGAGCTGCTGTGTAAGCTGATGCAAGAGGTAGTGGATTCGCTTATTCAATCGCTGAGCAGTTATGATGCTGTTGCCTCTGCGAACTTGATGCAGTCAATGATCCCCTCACAGCAGGCGTATCTTGATGGGGATATCTTAACGGTCAATATCACAGCTCCTAATTACTGGAAATTCGTGAACTATGGAGTAAATGGTACGGAGGTCAATCATGGATCTCCTGCATGGGGAACACAGCCTCCATCGGACAGGAGCTTCCATGCATCGATCATGAACTGGACAAGGGATAAAGGGCTGCAATTACCTGAGAGCTTCAGTAGTTACGAATCATTTGCATGGGCCATCATGACCAATATACGAAAGAGGGGGCAGAAGCCTCGACCTTTTTACTCTGATGTTGTGAATGATGATCTGATAAGTTACCTATCCGATGCAATTAGCACTCTCATAGGTAGGGCGATAACAGTTAACATAATCGAACCTTTCAAATAATGGCAGTTAGTATATCACAATTCCCGGCAGACTACACATTCAGCGATAATCCGCTGACCTTTGTATTCTCATCAACGCAAACAGCACAGGCGAATTTTAGCTTCATCGTTGAAACGTATTTCAATGCTGCGCTGGTATCTGTTGACAGGGTATTCCCTGAGGTGAGTGGATATGCTCACATCGATGTGTCACCTATCGTAAAGAATCTATTTAATAAGCCTGTAATTAATAACAGCATCTATTCAGAGAGTGGCATATCAGCGGATATCAACATCAAGGTAATCGAGAACTATGGAACGCCTCCGATAGATCAGGCAGATCTTACCAGCGCAACGATTCCTGTGATCAAGGGCTGCTTATCAGATATGGCATGGACTACATACAACGCTCCTGATTATATGGTGGCATCAGTTGTAAGTAAATTCATGACAGAGATGAACAACCTGAAAGGGCTGCCTGCATGGACTATTTTAGAGAATCCTTTTGTTCTTCAAGCGATACAGCAGGGCAATCCTGCATTGCTTACAATAACCATCGAGAATTCATCTGTGGGAGTGATTGATACGTACACAGATACGCAGAGCTATATCATACCACAGATTACAGTTAATAACTATACATTAATTACTGATTGTGGATTCTCATCAATAGATGTGGCAGCTGCTGAGTGGGTAAATGTATCGCTTGACAATGCTACGTTCAGGATTGATATCTATCAGCCTGAGTGCGATGATGATCCCTCAACGCTGCAATGGATTAACCAGTTCGGAAGCTGGGATTCTTTCATCTTCAGGCATAACGTAGAGCGCAAAGGGGAGGTAACTGAGCGAACCTACACTAAAAAGTTCGGAGCATGGGATGGCACGGACTATAGGTATAACCTGAATAATGCAGGGAACATGAGAGTGGGTACGCAGCAGACTGACAAGCTGACGATCTATACGGACTGGATCACACAAGCTGAACAGAACTACCTTACAACGCTCTACAAGGCACCGAGATACTTCCTGTATTATGGAGATACCTACAATGTGAGGGTGACAAGCAATC